AATCGGCGCAGATGGTATGTCGGGATTAGCAAAGGCAATAGATGATGCTGGTATGCCATTGCAAACATACGCAAAGTTATTAACTAAGAACTCAGAAGATTTAGCGTACATGAGTGGTTCTGCTCGAGCAGGTGGTCAAATATTCCAGGGTGTATTAAAGAGTATGAAAGAAGGTGAAGATGATCGCCTTAGAAACTTAGGTTACACCTTAGAAGAAATCAGTGACACTGTAATTAAATTCCAGAAACGTGAGAGAATGATAGGTTATATGCGTCAAATGGATGCAGAGCAATTAAGAGAAGCCACAGTAAAATATGGATCTGAACTTGACATGATTGCAAAGCTGACAGGTAAGCAAAGATCTCAAATTGAACAAGAACGTGATCGCATGATGGCTGACGACCAGTTTCGTGCAATGTTAAATGAATTACCAAATCTAACTCAAGAAGCAAAAACTAAAATGATGGACTCAATTAATTCACTTGAGCCAGGCATGCGAGCAGGCGTTAAACAGATAATGGCAAGTGGTACCTTTGTTGGGGAGGATGCTAAGAAATTAGCAATACAAGGTATGGGTGCTGATATACTTCAAATGCGCGAACGATTTAGATCTGGCGAAATGAGTTTTAGAGAATTTAATAACGCTATAATAAGATCTGCAAAGAAACACGAAAAGACATTTAACCGAGTTACTGAAATAACAGGTCAGTCTGTTGCTGTTAGTCAAGCAGAAATATCAAACATGGCAAGGAAGCACGAGATATCTGAAGAAGAAGCAAAAATAGCTTTAGAAAATATAAAAGCTCAACGTGAAGGCAAGGATGTAGCAACCGCAAATGCGACAGCTACTATGCGGACCACACAAGAAGTTACAGCTAGAATGAATGCAATGTTTTTAGCCACTGGTGCAGGTACAGAAGCAATGAAGGCATTTGCAGAAACAATAAACATGGCAACAGATTTAATTGCTAAAGCAGCAGGTGTGAAAACTTCAACACAAAGAAAAGCCGACGCAGAATTTGCCAAAGCAGGCAAAGAAGGTGCTGAGAAATATGGAGTCGATCTTGGTAAAGGTGAAAGAGGCAACATTGTTGCTCGCCAAAGCGACGAACTACAAAGAGCGATTGCAATTTTAAAAGAGCGCACAGCAAACGCAGTAGATGATGAAGATCAAGAGTACGTTAAAGCCGCGCAACGTCAAGTTGATAAATTGTCAATTGATGTTGAAGATATAGTCGATGACATGTTTGCAAACGAATCAATGGCGAGTCGTCATAACATCGAAAACGCTTTAGGTATAGCCGACGGTATGGTGCTGCCATCACAAGCTAAAAAAATTAGAGAGATAATCAAAGCAGCCAGAGCAGCGAACGATATTGAAAAAAGAACAGAACACGGCAAAACTAGCATGTATGTTGATCCAACTGTTAAGGCAGCAATTGCGCGAGCTGTTCAAGCAGAAGTAACAGCAGGTCCTAAGGAAGTCGCTAGACCAAATGCAGGACGAGCAGACTTAGAAAAAGCATTTAAAGCTAAAAAAGCACAAATGATGCAAGCCGACGCCGCAGCAAGAGCAGACGGTATAGTAATGCCAGGCGAACGTGCTGAAGTTGACCAATTTAAAAGAGAACTAAATGGAATTAGAATAGCAATAGAAAAGTTAACCACAAAACAGGTTGAAGGTAATGATATTGCTAAAGGAATTAAAACCAATACGGGGTAATAAACAAACTCCTAACATATAAACATATAAATAGTATAAAGAGAATTATAAATGGCTTGGCAGGAATATAAACGATACTACGTCTACACATACTTAAATGAGAATAACCCATTCTATATTGGTATGGGTAAGGAAGATCGAATCCAAGCTAAACATCTTTATGTAACCTTTCCCGGATATGATAATGTGCAGGTTGTTGATGATTTAACTAAGCAACAGGCTTGGAACTTAGAAACTAAATTAATTAAACGACACGGAATGAAGTGCAACGGAACAGGAATATTAGAGAATTTACGTGCAGGCGGAAAAACAAGTAATTCAGACTGGCATCACAGCGAACAAGCAAAACAAAAGATATCAGAAGGTAATACAGGTAAAGTGCGTACAGAAGAACATAAAAAGAACTACAGCAAACCAAAAACAGCTGAACATGCAGAAAATATTAGACAAGCTAATATAGGCAGAAAGCCAGATAGTAGGTACGCTAAAGCCTCAGCTACTTTAAAAGGTAAACCGTGGAGCCAAGCAAGACGCGACGCACACAACAAAAAGAAACAACTGGAAGGTAATTTATAAATGGCATGGCGTAAGTATTTTAAGGTAGCAGACACATCAGGTACAATGAGTCCGATTAGTGGCGGCATGGGTAATGTTAACGGACAAGTTGGATTTAGAAACTATCAAAGCAACTTGCCGGAAGTGTACACAGGTCATCCTAATAGGATAGAACGCTATAATCAATATGAATCAATGGATATGGACAGCGAAGTTAATGCATGTCTTGATATTATTGCTGAGTTTTCAACACAAGCAAACGAACAGAACAATACAGCATTTGAAATTCATTATCATGATAAACCAACCGATAACGAAATCAAAATTATTACCCAACAGCTACAGCAATGGGTTAAGTTAAACGAATTTGATAAGCGTATGTTTAAAATCTTTCGCAATGCTATTAAGTACGGCGATCAAGTATTCATCCGCGATCCAGAAACATTCAAGTTATTTTGGGTTGAAACTAATAAAGTATCAAGGGTAATTGTTAATGAAAGTGAAGGCAAACGTCCTGAACAATACATTGTACAAGACATTAATCCAAACCTTGAAAACTTATCAGTAGCGGCAAAAACAGTATCTGACTTCCAGTCCGGACAACCAAACGCTGGTTATACAGCACCACAAACATATACTATTCCTGATATGCCAAACGGTAATACAGGACGTTTTAATATGGGCCCTAAGGAGTCTGCTATTGATGCACAGAACGTTATGCATCTTAGCTTAACAGAGGGACTTGATTATAACTGGCCTTTCGGACAATCAATACTTGAACAGATTTTTAAAGTATACAAGCAAAAAGAATTACTTGAAGATGCTATTCTTATATACAGAATACAACGTGCTCCAGAGCGTCGTATATTTTATATTGATACAGGTAACATGCCATCTCACTTAGCAATGGGCTTTGTAGAGCGTGTTAAAAATGAAATACATCAACGTAGAATACCAACGCAAAGTGGTGGTGCAAACCAATTAGACGCAAGCTATAACCCAATGTCAATGAATGAAGATTACTTCTTTCCACAGACTGCAGACGGTCGTGGTTCACGAGTAGAAACATTACCAGGTGGACAGAACCTATCTGAAATTGATGATCTTAGATACTTTAATAACAAGATGGCACGTGGCTTACGTGTTCCAAGTAGTTACTTGCCTACAGGCCCAGACGATACACAGGGTACAGTAAACGATGGGCGCATGGGTACAGCACTAATACAAGAATTCCGCTTTAATCAGTACTGCGAACGTTTACAAAACAGTCTTATAACTAAGATGAATGAAGAATTTAAAATGTTCATGCGTTGGAGAGGATTTAATATTGATGCTAAGATTTTCGATCTTAAATTTAATGCGCCTCAGAACTTTGCAAGCTATAGACAAACAGAGCTTGATGCTACACGCCTTGGTAACTTTAGCGGTATATCCGAGATTCCTTATATGTCAAAACGCTTTGCACTTAAACGTTACTTAGGTTTATCTGAAGAAGAAATGCTTGAGAATGAAACAATGTGGCGCGAAGAGAACAATGTTCCTGATGAAGAAGAGACAGGTACCGCTGGTAGCGATCTACGTGGAGTAGGTATCACACCAGGCGACATGGATGCTGACATAGGCGACATGGAAGACTTTGAAGGTATAGACGATCTAGACGCAGAAGGCGGTCCCGAAGAAGCTGGATCAGGCGGCGAGTTAGACGTAGAACAGCCATAAATAACAATATGATCATAAACGAAATTGACCAACAGATTCCAGGTATGCAAGATTTAGGAGACGACCAGTCTACTAAGTATTCCTTGCGTCAAACACGTCTTACTTTAAAGCAAATTAACAAGCTAAGAAAGATGAATGACATCCGCGAATATGAGAAAGAAGCTAAGTTAAAAAACATTCGTGCTCAATATAGCACACCAGCAGAAGAAGGCGGCATGGAGCCGTTTTAACCCCGCAGTACCATTGATTCGATAAAAGAATCACCTTTTCACACCTTTTCACACTTAAAACACCTATATTTCGTTCTGACCTCTTAAATACTGTCATAGAAAGTATACTTTAGGAGATTCTAGAATGAATAAATTTGAACAACTTATTGAATACGTTATCAACGAAGAAGAAGCGAAAGCTGAAGAACTTTTTCATGATATCGTAGTTGAAAAGTCTCGTAACATTTACGAATCATTAATGGATAGCGATGATGAATTTGGCGGCGATCAAGCTGACGAACTTATTAACGATATTTCTACTGATGAAGAAGGAATGCGCGAAGACGAAGAAGAGATGGGCATGGATGACATGGGTGCAGAGCCAGAAATGGGTATGGACGACATGGGCGGCATGGACGATATGGGCGGCGCTGAAGAAGAAGCCGACTTAGAAGATCGTGTAGTTGACTTAGAAGACCAGCTTGATGCTTTAATGGCAGAATTTGATTCTGTAATGGGCGACGAGATGGGCGATGACATGGGCATGGAACCAGAGATGGGCGATGACATGGGCATGGAACCAGAGATGGGCGGCGAAGAAGAAATGATGGCTGCTGGTCGTTACGAAAGTGAAGAGAAAACAGAAGAAGCTTTAGAAGAAACTGTTTCCTTAACTAAAGTAAGCAAAGGTATTTCCAACTCAACAGAAGAAGGAACAATTAACAAGAAGTCTGTTAACGCTGATAATAGCGGTAAGAAAGGCGCAGTTGCTAAACCACACCAAGAAATTGGCGAAGAAGGTAATGTAGCTGACCCAACTGTTAAACCAGGCGATAGCACTACAGAACCAAACGAAAGCAAAGTTACCGAACCTAAAAAGAAAGGTGAAGATGCTGGCGTGAACAAGAAAAGTATTTCCGGATCTTAAGGTAGTATAATATGAGTTTCTTAAGAGAACATCTAACATTCGATGCAGCCCACGTGCAACTTCTTCAAGAAGATAACACGAAGGGCGGCAAAGATTTGTACATGAAAGGTATATGTATACAAGGCGATCAACGTAATGCCAATGAACGTATATACCCAGTTCGAGAAATAAATACCGCCGTAAAAACTTTGAATGAACAAATCACTAGTGGTTATTCCGTCTTAGGCGAAATAGATCATCCAGATGATTTAAAGATAAATTTAGACCGCGTGTCACACATGATCACAGAGATGTGGATGGAAGGCGCTAACGGTTATGGTAAGTTAAAGATACTACCGACTCCAATGGGCAAGGTCATTGAAACAATGCTTGAGTCCGGAGTTAAACTAGGTGTTTCATCTAGGGGAAGTGGTAACGTTAACGAAGCTACAGGACACGTCAGTGAATTTGAAATAATCACTGTAGATATAGTTGCTCAACCTAGTGCACCTGAAGCGTATCCAACAGCTATATATGAAGGCATCATGAATATGAAAGGTGGCTTGAAGTTGTTAGGTATTGCAGAAGAGGCTAGCGAGAACAAACGTGTACAAAGATATTTGAAAGAAGGCGTAATTGCTCTAATCAAAGATCTTAAAATTTAGGAGACCAAGAAATGCTAGATGCAATCAAACAATTGCTTGATAGTAACGTGATTAACGAAGATACCAGCACCGAGATAATGGAAGCCTGGGACTCAAAGTTAAACGAAGCACGTGAAGAATTGCGTACAGAACTACGCGAAGAATTCGCACAACGTTACGATCACGACAAGACAGTGATGGTCGAAGCTCTTGATAAAATGGTTACTGAAGGTTTGCAGTCTGAGATTGTTGAATTTAAGGAAGAGAAAGCTGCATTAGCAGAAGATCGAGTTAAGTTTAATAAGAAGATGGCTGAAAACGGTGCTAAGTTTAATAATTTCATGACAGCTAAGTTAGCTGAAGAGATTAAAGAACTTCGTAAGGACCGTCAAATCCAAAGTGAAGGTTTAGAGTCAATGAAGTCTTTTGTTGCTAAACAGTTAGCAAAAGAAATTCGTGAGTTTGCACAAGACAAGCAAGACGTAGTAGAAACTAAGGTCAAACTTGTTGCAGAAGCACGTACACAACTCGAAAAACTTAAGAAACGCTTTGTTAAAGAAAGCGCAGCTAAAGTACAAAACCATGTTAAATCACAGTTATCAACTGAGTTGACAGCGTTACAAGAAGATATTGAAACTGCTCGAGAGAATAGTTTTGGTAGACGTATTTTTGAAGCTTATATGAGTGAGTTCACAGCAACACACTTAAACGAAAATGCAGAAATCCGTAAGTTGAAAGATGCACTTACAGCTAAAGAAACAGAACTTAAAGAGTCTGTAGAAAAAGTTGCAAAAGCAAAAACACTTACAGAAAGTAAAACAAGAGAGATTCGCATGATTAAAGAGACTAATCAACGTGATGAGGAACTAACAGATTTGTTAGCACCTTTAAACGAAGAGAAGCGTGAAATCATGTCAAACTTATTAGAAAGTGTTCAAACAAGTCGTTTAACGAATGCTTTCGAAAAATATCTACCAGCGGTACTGGCTAATAAAGCTGAAGACACTACATCTTCTTCTAAGAAGTCTGTAGTTACCGAAAGCCGTAAAGCTGTAACTGGTGATAAAGCTACTAAAGTGAAGGTTGATGATACTAACATTGTCGACATTAAGCATTTAGCTGGCTTAAAATAAAAGTGTAAATAGGAGATTATAATGTCACAAGCACTATTAGAAAGCCGTTGGGGTGAGACCAAAGAAGCATTGCTTGAAGGTCTAGACGGTACAAAACGTTCTACAATGAGCGTTATTTTAGAAAACACTCG